GACCAGTTAGCATAGTGCTAGCAAAATTAACAAGGATGAATACATTCAAATAAGAGCAAGGTGTTCACTCCATCTTAGTTGGTCACTAAGATAGAGCACCCCCTTCAGGTAGCTTTACTTGAAACATATCCCACCTTCCGTGTAAAGAAACACATATAGGTATCTTAAAATCGAAAAGAATATAATTTAGATTTAATTTTAATTTGAACCAAATGACTTGAAAGCAACACGAGCTAGATTTAATAATTTAAAAGCAGGTGCAGCATCTAAAGCAGATTGAGCCATTAACATCCCAATGGGATCATGACTAGATTTTGCTCCAGTTGCTATAGCAATAGCATTTGTTCCAGAATAAACAATTTGAGGATTACCTTCTATATTGTAAACTACTTCAATATCGACAGCACCGGCAGTATTTATTGCTAAACCACTACCAGCAAGGACAATATTTGTCCAACCATCGCAAAGAATATAAGAAGCATCACCGGGCTGAATAAAGGCAACAGAATTCTGGCCTGTTATATCAGTTCCTATTTGACTATCCATTGACCCTCGGAACATCTGAGAGGTAGGAGAGACCAATTTCGGTACTATTTCATATGTATTCTCTGCACAATTTACGCAAGAAGCGCGCATGTGATATGGATAATCTACTAGAGATCCTATGTCTATTTTTCCAGTTGTACCAGATCCACTGACAGGTAAACCGGCCCCAAGAAGATACGCAGATATTGTAGACGTACTCCAATTTCCACTAGCAAGGCCTTGACCACCAACAGCACCCTCCACAGTTCCTAATGTAGGATGGTATAAACCATCCTTAGGGACGAAGAGTGCGGCAGTTAAGGTACCTTGTGTTGTGTTGATTGATTGAGTTTGTCTGATTCGTATACCCCAATTAACAATTCTATAATTAGACACTTTCGCAGCTAATGAACCAGGAGAATTTGTATATTTTGCATTAGCATAGGTCGTTGAATCTTTCATAGTTAAAGTTGTTCCATTCGCAATTGAATTACGAGTAGAATAAGCTATAAATAGAGGATTCGGACATATGACAGCATCAAACTCACCGTTGGCATCGACTTTGAGTGTTAAAAATTCACGAATTGCATAAGTAACTGTAGGTGCAAAATATTGATCAGGTAATCTTGATCCAGTCGCAGTATCAGAAAATGGATTAAGTAATCCAGTTTTATACTTGTTTGCGTCTGGGGATAAACCTAAACTATTCATATTTATTTGTTTCGGTATCTTAGTGGGACCGCTAAAAGCAGTTTCTGATTTATTATTGTTATTCTTATTCTTTTTCGATTTAGAAGATTTAGGAGTTTTTAAGACTTGTACATTTTTACCTGCCATATTAGATTCTAATGCTCTAAACGGAACTATAGACAAATGTCTGGAAGTTCCGTTGTGTCCTTATTTAATATAATAATTTTATAAGGCCAGTTCTTTAATCTAAGGTCAGATTTGATTGGATACAGTCTTTTTGTCTTGTCTTCTTGTGAATTCTTGAATATCTTGTGTTTGAGCTTCGGATGATGTAAACGGGGTTCAGATGCAGAATCAAATATCTCATTCTTCATTAAAGCTAGAAGAGGTAAGCTGGCTGATTCTGGTTTAAAATCTAATTCCCCCTTATTCAAAGGGACCATTTTCATCGATAAAGCAATATTTTTTGTAAATTTCTTAGTTATTTTGTAAGAACTATCTTGAGGAACCATTATTTTAAAACGGTCCATTTTCTTCAAGTCCAGTTCAGCCACTGCTTGTTTAATGTTACGCTCATTAAGAGCACCCATCAATCTTTGTGTTTCAGTAAAATTAGGTTCAATTAAATCATTTTTGAAACCCAACCCTCCATAATTGATATCCGCAAATAAGTTCATCGAGAGTCCTCCAAATTCCGTATGCTGTTTCACAATATCCTTATAATAAAATAGGAAACGCTTGTGAGTACGCACTGGGTCAGGAGAGTTTTCGATAAGCTCATTATATATAGATGTCAGAGACTGGTCACTACGACTAGAAACAGAACCTCCCTTTTTAGATTGTCCGGTCAAAAGACCACAATTGACAAACTTAATAGGTAAGAAAGAGTCCGTTCCGTAGGAATAGGAGAAACACTGTGAATTGATGGTCAAAACAGAATGGTGAACATAGTTCTTTCCAACTGATAACTTAAAACCAACCTTCTGAATATTATTTAACCAAATTTTATATAAAACATCATTAGAAGGGAATAATATATCATCGCCATTAACTAAAACAGGCAAATCATGTATATTTATCCGAAAACCCGCATATTCTTCCATTGATTTCCAATAGCAGATAAAGTTAACCATACAAAGAATGGGAAACGACAATGTCGATCCCATAAGTTGGCCATTTTTCTGTAAAAAGGATTCAATTTCAGTCCATTCAGGATATGTTATAAAATGTTCATAAATAACGGATCGTAAAATCTCATTGAGATCACCGCTATAATTACACTTGGCTAAGAAAGATTCAAAACATATTTTAGTAAAATTAATATCTAAACCGTCTGTTGCTGCACTATAGTCGCCCGATACAAAACTGGTAAATACGAAACCCATTTTCTTTGCTCTCGCAACCATAAGGTTGAGATCACTAATGAGTAAGGGACGACCAGTTAAGCTAAAAGCAACATATCCTTGCAGATATTGCCACATCGCCTTTTGGAAAAATCTAGATATCCAATATCTAAAGGAAGGTCCTTTAGTAATTAATCTAGCTTTCAAAGGTTCGGACACTGCATGAACGCGAACAGTGATTGGTTCTTTTTTGGCATATTCAATAACATCTTTCAATTTGGGGCAAGAGAGTCCATAGATCTGTGTAAACTCTTCTGAAGATATAGGAATGTAATTAAGGAAATCTTGTGTAACCACTGTATCTGAAGTCTCTCTTATAGGAAGGCGAATGTATTCCGTGCCAGGAATTTTAATCATCTGGCCCGCTCCATTCACCTTCGTATAGAAATTCCAGATTGGATCATCAATATCCTTATCTTTATAAATACTATCTTCAAGTTTTATCAAATCACGTCTTTTGAACTTCTTTAGAGGAAGTTCTTCTATCTCACCTCTTTTATTATACTTGATGTCTTTCAATTTCTCTTGAAGAACGTCTCTAACTAATTCTCGAGCCCCTCCATTACTACGATTTGTGCCCAAAGCCGCTGAGGCAGTGGCTTCGAATAATCGCGGTTGGGGTTCAGAAAATTTGGAACAAAATCGATCAGCATAATCTGAGAAATTTAATTTGAAAGTCAACTCTTCAAAGGAATAGGGATCAAACTGAGACTCAGGATCGTTCATTATAATCTTGCCGTGTTTACGATAAGCTTCTAACAAAAAGTCCTCAGAAACAGAATTACAGCCCCTTTTTATTCCTTGTAGGTATGACCACCATAAAGATAAATTTTTCTTATTAATAGGTTTGGTTTTATTATTTACAAAAGACACACCTCCGGTTAAACGTGTCTTTAAATATTGATATATTTTCCCCTGGAACACTAAAGGATTTCCTTTAAAGGATTTCGGTGTTGGAGGGAGCTCGTTTTTTAAGAATTTCGCAAGAGGATAAGCGGTAACGTATTTGGCAATTTTTTCAAAGCCGCATTCGGTACTATTCCAACTGTGTACAGTTTTAAGAAAGCTTAAATAATCTTTACAGGCAAAAGCGGTCATATCTAAATGATGACGAAGAACTTCTATAGTAGATCTGGCAAACATTGCAGTATTTACAACATCTTCCTTCAATTCATCGAACTCACCACCATCATCTAACCACTCTGCAGCAACTGATTTGCTACTTTCATCACCATGCACAAATAAAAAATAATTTCGAACAGACTTATCAAATATGTTTAACACACTGATTGAATCAGCGTTGACATACTTGATGTTCCTAATTCCGTTTTCTCCTACAGAGCCATCTCTGCCATGGGAGAAAACATTAACAATCTCATCTAAAAGACAGAGGATATCCATCTTCTGT